GTAGGCTATTACCAATTGATTTATTAAATACCTTTGTACTGTTTGCATAATACATATTTAACAGTATTTATAGATATAGAATGAACGAAATTTTTAACACTCTAAGGGACAAATTCCCATTCCTAAGCCTGATTAGAAAGGGCGATCTGGAGTACGTGGGCATAGTACAGAATGAGGATGTCAATGTTATCAGTTTCTATGACTACGGCAGGCTTATGATGCCGCAGGACAAGATGAAATATTTAAAATGTGGTGAAACATGGTGGCACGAGTCCAATCGTAAATTACCAATCAACATATTTCTCAAGGGAGAGTTCAGTTACTTTAGATCAACTTTGGTAACATTAAATTCAAAGGATGTTGAAATTGTTCATGGTCCTACAGTGAAACTTTCTGATATTTCAAAGAAACGGGTGAAAAGAAGAACCATCCAATTAGTCAGAAGACCTACTTAACAGCAGTCAAAAAAAAAGACCGCTGTCTGCGATCCCATCTAATCTTTATACCACGCTCTAACCAAATCTCTTGCCAGTAAGGTAGTTCCTGCTTGATCCAACGGGCATCCAGTTGCTCCTCTTTGTTCAGTACTTTCCATTTATTTTTTGTTTTGGATTTCCAGTAGTTTGTAAGGAAATTGGACAACGACACGACCGAGAACGGTCCATCATTGGATAGGTCTACTACGATGGGTTTGGATTTTTTAGTGAGTTTTTTATTTGTCTTGTTGTACACTAAAGTTATATTTATCTTTTGCGATCAGATTCATCTGCACCACTATGGCCTGGGCGTATGCAACTGCGTGTGATTTCTTGAAGAAGTAGGAACCATCAGTTGGCTTGGTCCACACTTCATTCATTATTTCGGTCCAATCCTTGTACATCAGTCCCCTCTTGGCGGGACGTATTATAGCCAACACGGCCGCAAGTTGTTCTATGGTCCTTGGCTCCAGTTTGGAAACTATGTTGAAATGACCATTCAGATGAAAAAGATTCTCGACCACCTTTGGATCTTTAAGCATGTCCCAGTCAGGTTCCTGTATCATTAACTCTACAAGTTCCTGTTCTGACTTTACGTCCTTGTAGATGTTAACGTTTAGACAGTCGATCTTGAAGTAACCCCTGTCTTCTGCATTCTTATAATCCAATGACGCATGTCCGGTCACAGGATGTTCTGGAACCGCATGGAAGTACACACCAGTCTTATGCTTCTCTGACTTGCCATCTTTGATCATCGATGCAGGTGTGTGTTTGAAAAGTTTTAGTGTATTATCTCTGTCAAAGAAATCTATATCTACATCAGGCATTAGTGCATACTCCCTCTGCCTTTTTGGGCATGGTTTATCATTTTATCACGTGCACCTGGTTGCAATACTTCTAGAACATCTAACAATTTCTTATATCCTTCCGACGCTATCATTTTCCTATTCACATCTGGCATGACCACTCTTCCTATTGATCCATCCTCTTTGATTATCACTGCACAGTCGCCGTCATCAAATTGTAAGTTGTCAGAAACTTCTAAATCGATCTTAGACAATCTTGGCCTCCCTTGCTGTGTCCTGTACCAGCATGTGATCAGCAGGATAGCTCTTCAACTTGCTTGGCCAGAAACTTGTGTTTATAAATTTTTCTATCATTTGTAGTTGTTCGTCGTTAAATGATTTTAACATCCTTTTGCCTGCGTTGCAACCTAGCAACAGCCATGGACTTATTTTTCCTTGCTGTATGTGTTGCACTGCCCTGTTGGTGTTGACAAGTCTAAAGTAGTCACTCCATTGTGCGTTCTGTTCAGTTGCCCAGTCCATCATTGTTGCGATACTCCTCTGTAGTGCGGCCTCCACGGGTTCCGATTTTAGTGCTTCAATGAGATACGTTTCGTATAAATCATCCCTGGACCAGTGATCAAGTTTGATCTTTGATTTCAGTACAAACTCTATGTACTTCTCTGGATACAACGGATTGATATGCATAATGAAACGACCAAACTTAACAAAGGCGTTGTAGTACGGACTCTTGACGAAATCGTCGTATGTTTTTTCTTTTGAGTTGTGTTGATGTATTTGGTAGAATCTCTGGAACACCATGAACGCATTTACTACCCACTTCTCATCTCTTTGCAGATATCTACGTTTTGGTTCACACAAGTGTACCTGTAGTGTACGCTCCTTAGTAAACTCCTTGCCACAGTATGTGCATTTATTTGTCGACGCCATGTGCTTCTATTAGTTCCTCTAGTTCTCTGTCTGTTATTACTTTGTCCAATGTCTCTAGGTCCGCTTCCTTCCACGTTGGATATATCTGTTGCAGTTTCTTCAGACTCTTGTTCGGAACACGCTTCATTGGTTTGATCCATTGATGGAATTGTGTTGTCTCTGCACCACACATGGCGGTCAGTATCCATAACAGTTTCTTGTGTTTGCCCAATGTGAAGCAGTGCTTGTTCACACACTCGTTGACCATCTCTATGTAGTGTTCTATGTAAAACGGATCCTTGGACGATACGTTGGAAACATATCTCATCAACATGTATGGTGAGTACAAAGATTTCTCCTTGTCGTCTATCCTGTCAAAGTAGTCCTTGTTTCTGAAGTCCACGGCTTTCAACCCGTTCCTTAGATCAAAGAATTTTCTATTTTTTTCTGCTGGCATATTTTAGTGCGAACATTGTACAATCTTTCGCTGTTGCAAATGTTAATTTTAGTTTCTTATCCTTGTGTTGTAAACCTGAAAATTGGAATTTGTGTTTCTTCATGAAATCAAAGAAATTGTACATCCAGTCTTCATCCATCCACACTGCAATCTTGTTGCTGGTTATCAGGATCGGTGCATCAATTGTGATTGATTTTCTACCAGACGGAGCCATAGTCCACCTGTTCACACTGTCTCGATATATCCTTGACAAAGTAGGCACACATGGGTTTTGGACCATTCTGTAACGGAACCGCTAACATCTGTCCTGATTTGATCTTTGGGAAATACCATTTCACTTCTGTGTATATGTCTACCACATCTATGGGATAAAAATCAGGTTTGGGACTTGATAACGGATTGAATGTAAATGCATCAAATCCTCTGTCGTTGAGACTTGTGATGGGTAACACATGCATCTCAGATTGTCCTGCTTCACCTATCAACATCTTCCAATCTAATGGCATCTTTATTTTGCGAGGACCGATCTCTAACACTGCCGCTGGAGCATTGAAGCTCTCAAGGAATATCAAAGGTATGTAAAAGAAGTCTGGATTCTCAGGATCTGAATTGTCGAGTACGGCGAATCTCAAATTCTCATCAACCCATTCAGGTATCTTTTCCAACTTGTATGTTCTGTTATCCAGTGTAAGGATTTTCATAATTTATCTTTTCTATATTATACGGGTAATTGGCCTCTTTGTAAAACTTTTTCCTTGCCCCCAGGTGTCTTTTCGCGAACTTGCAACTACTGGTAATGTCCCAGATCTGCACACTGTCCTTGTCTTCTGCTTTCCTGATCCCACGTCCTATGCTCTGTATCACCCTCACGAACGACTTGCCCGGTTCTATGAGAACAAGATTAAAAATCCTAGGAATATTAATGCCAACAGCGGCAACTCCATATGTGGCGATAATAACTTTATTCGTTGCAGTAGATATTTCATCATATTGTTCCTTCCTGTCTGTGTTTTTGGTTGATCCGGACACAAACACCGCATCCTCGATCTGCTCTTCTAAAATCTCACCTGCAGATATCCTGTCCACGAGTATCAGTGTGTTGCCTGAACTTGATATGTCTTTAATCGTATTCGCTACCCATTTCATCCTGGTTTTGTCTGTGGTCAGCCATTTCAGTTCTTCACTGTATGTTTTGAATTGTGGATGGTCTTGTGTCTGTAGAACATTTACATGACAGTTTGCTAACACACCCTTGTCTTGCAGTTCACTGGCCTGTATTCTGTTGGACACATCACCTATGCTACATTTCAACCCCATGAATTCGTAGTCTGCCTTCGGTACAGTACCCGTCAGTCCCCATCGTATTCCACAGTGTGCGAATGGACCGGTCAGTAATCTTTTCAGCACATCTGCTTTGGCCATGTGCACCTCATCAATTATCACTGTGTTGATTCCTTGTATGGCTTCAAGGAAATCTGTTGTGTGTTCGTCTTTGCTTTTCTTTTCTAATACGTTCAGTGACTGCCATGTTGCTATCGTGTTGAACCGGCCAAGCTCTTTCCTGTCACCGTAGTACACACCAACATCTAAGTTACAAGCAAGGAAGTCCTCTTCTGTCTGTGTCACAAGACTCTTGTTTGGAACAATGGTCAGTGTACGACCATACGGTTCAACTAGTTGGCATAATGCCGCTGTAATGATTGTCTTGCCTGCTCCGGTGGCTATCTCTTGTATGCTTTGTGGATGTTCTATGAACTTGTTAATTGTTTCCACTTGATAGTCTCTCAACACTATTGGCTGGCCTGCCGCTGGATGATTTTCTGGCCACGTTATGTGTGATAGATAATTTTTGTCTACTTGTTTGAATTCAAAGTTGTGTTGCTCTCTTTTATCCTCAACATCTATGTACACACCGCCCTCGTCTAGTATGGGAAGTATTTGGTCAACTAGGTTTAGATATGTGGTTCCTCCGAGTCCGAAGAAACTTACTTTGCCATCCCATCTACCTAACTTGACTGCTGGCAGATGTCTTGCATATGGTATCTCGTATTTGAATTTGTTTGATAATCTCTTGCGCCATTCGAGACTTAGGTTCTCAAACTTTACATTTACTTCATCTTTTATTACTAATTTACAACTGCTCATATTTAAAGTTTTACTATAACGTGATCATGCCAATCCCAATTACTCGGTTGGTGATCACTATAATACAACTTTTTTGGAAGATTTTCAA